GTGTCGTCGGCGCTCGGCTTCCGGGTGGGCGCCGGGACGGTGCGGGTGTGGGCGGCGCGCGGCAGGATCGCGATCAGGGGATATGAGCCTGCGCTGCGTGAGGACGCCGAGGCCCGCCCGATGTACCGGGTGGGCGATGTGATCGATCGCGTCCGCGAGGCGGCTTGACGTCCTGAGCTGCTGTAGCGCATCATTCTGATCAGCTACGAGAGGCCCGCCCAAGTGCGGGCCTTCGTCGTTCCAGGACGTAAACAGGGAGGGCGCCCGAGAAGGGGTCCTGGCTTCGCTGTCCTCCCGCCCACGTGAGCACAACATCCGGGTTATCCACAGAGCGCGGCTCGGTCGCCCCCGGGAGCGGCCGAGCCGGTCACCATCACTTCATGACTCTCGACCTGGCGCTCTCCTACCTCGACGACGCCCGCGCCGCGCTTACTACCGCCGGCGTCGACCGTGACGCGATCCTCCAGGCCCGGCGATCGATCCGGATCGCTGACATGGCGCTGGCCGACCTCATGAAACAGCAGCAGTGATCACAGGCTTCCGGTGGCGCCGGGAGATCGATGGGGGTCGATAGGAGGGCGGCGGGAATCGGGCCCGCCGCCCTCAACCCCCCACCAGGCGCCACGGAGAAGGAACCCCACACAGGGGGACCGCACAGGGATGGGATGTCCAGCCCCCCGGCCTAGCCGGCAGTGCTGGCGAGCGCCCGCAGCTCGGAGAGCGGGTCCCTGGTCCTCCGCCCCGCCCGCCCGGCGTCCAGCTGCCCCCGACTGGGCGCCGGGCACCCCCAAAGATCACCCACAAGATAGGGGGGCGGGCCAAGGGAGAGCCGAAGATGGACGGCAGGCCACCGCCCGGACGCGGCTCTCTCCCGCCCCCCGCACACACTCTCCCGGCGTGTACCAGCTGCGGACGCGCCGGGGATCAAGCTCCGCTCACCTCAGCGAGCGGAGGCCATTGGGGAATGGTCAGGTCAAAGGGCTGCGGGAAGGCGGAATCCCGCAGCCCTGACCTCTCCAACACGCAGGCTCCGGTCTTCGGGCCGGGGGATTTGAGGGTGCTGGAGGGGCGGCAGGACGCGCGGACTGCCGCCCTGACCCATCCGCACAAGGCTTCCGGCCAGCGGCCGGAGGCCGAGGGGATCCGGGAAGGGGTCGCGGTCGTCGGGGCCGCGACCCTGCCGGTCGGACGGAGAGGAGGCGATCGTGCGGCTGACCGAGCGGGTCGAGAAGACCGTCGTTGAGACGCTGGCCGAGGTCGCCCTGGGCGAGCTCTTCGACCACGAGGTGGGCATGGCCTATCAGGTCGTCCCGCAGCAGGGGCTCACGCCGTGCGTCACGATCCTCGTCGTTGGCCGCGCGGTGGCTCTTGACGAGCGGATCGCGGCCACGCCGATCGTCTTGCCCACCCCGTACCCGGATGAGGAGCTGGTGGCGGCGCGGGTCCGCCAGGCGGTCGAGGCGATCCGGGCGGAGCGTGCCCGGCAGGCGCAGCTGCCGCAGGGCGTGCCGCTGCTGGGCGTGCCACGGTGACCGCCACTTACGTGGGCCCGGCCACTCCGCGTGCCATGATGACGCCATGAGCAGGGGCGTGATGACCTGGGTCAAGCGAGTGCTCCGCTTGTGGCCGAGCCCGTCTGGAGGCAGTGTGCCGCCTTACCGGCCAGATCCCGATGCGATCCCGGCGATCCTCTCGCCTGGTCACGTACCCGACGCAGCCCGCCGCTCCCTGGGTGATTCAGCAGCAGAGGCCATGAACAGGACCCGCCGGCGTCGCTGATGCCGACCGCTCCACCCCGGCGCTGCCCGACCTGCCGCAACCTGTACACCGGGCGAGGCCGGCTGTGCCGGGAGTGCGAGCGCGCGCGGGAGCGGGCCCGGCCAACGGCGGCGCAGCGTGGCCTCGGCTATGACCACCAGCAGGCGGCTGTAGTGCTGCTGGCCACGGCGACCGAGTGCGCGATCTGCCACAAGCCGCCGACCAAGAGCGACCCGCTGACGGCTGGCCACATCATCGACCGTCAGCTCGGTGGCACCAGCACGCCAGACAATCTCCAGCCCGAGCACGAGTCCTGCAACTTCGGCAAGAGGGCGGCGAACGCGCACATCGTCCTCGTCGCTGGCCCACCGTGTGCGGGCAAGACCACGTGGGTGGAGCACCATGCCCAGCCTGGCGACGTGGTGCTCGACCTGGACGCCATCGCCCGCAAGCTCGGCAGCACGAGGCACTGGCACCACGACCCTGCCACCTTGGCGAGGGCGGACGCGGTGATGCGGCGCGAGGTGCTGAGGGTGGCGGCGACCCGGGCGGGCAGGGTGTGGATCATCCGGTGCGTACCGTCGGGGCGGAGCCGTACCGGGCTGGCTCGGATGGTGCGGGCGGACAAGGTGGTGGTGCTGCTGCCCAGGGGCAGCACGCTGGTGGCACGGGCGCGGCGTAGGCCTGACGTGCTGGCCACGGTGCAGGCGATCAATGAGTGGCAGAGTGCGTACACCGAGGGCCCGCTGGACACGGTGATCAAGGCGTGGAGGCGCCGAAAGCAAGATCAACCCGCTTGATCGCTCCCACGTTTCGGCAGGTCAAAGCACCATCGGAAACGATCACACACCCACCCCCCGGGTACGTTTTCCCTGGTCAGAGGCATGGCTCTAGACCGGCGTCCTACTCCGTTTTTTCCGTCTCAGAATTCCAACTTTTTTCTCCGGGAGGTGGCGCGCATGACCGCAAAAGGGCGCAAAGCGGCTCCACCCGGCCTAAAGCTGCTCGAAGGACGCGGAACGGGCAGGGATGGGAAGGCGCGGGACTCGGGCGGGCGCGCGATCGAACCGGGCCCCGCCTTCCGCCGCCTCCCGCCCGAACCGCCCGACGACCTGAGCGAGGTCGCCCGGGAGCTGTGGGACGAGTTCGTGAAGGAACTCTCCCGGCTGCAGCTGCTCGCTCCGATCCACGGGCCTGCGTTGGAGATGGCCTGCGAGGCGTACGCGCGCTGGAAGGACGCGAAGGAACGGCTGGGCCTCTCCGGCATGACCTACACCAGCGATAGCGGCCTGGTGAAGAAGCATCCGCTGGTGGGCATCGTCGAACAGGCGTCAGCGGAGTTCCGCGCCTGGTGCGCGGAGTTCGGGCTGTCGCCGGCCGCGGAGGCGAAGCTGGTGGCCCCGGCCAAGGCCGACGGCAAGGAGGAGAACCCCTTCGCCGGCACGGGGTAACCCGTGTCGCGCGTTGACGGCAAGAGCCCGGCGCCAGCGAAGACTCGCCGCGGGCGGGGCTACCTGCCGACCGACGCCGAGCTCAAGCGGCTCAAGATCTCGCCAGAGGTCGCCTGGTACATGCTTGACCGGGGGATTCCCCTCCCGGACTGCCCGCCGAAGATCAAAACTCCGGAGGCCGGAGAGCTCCTCAAGACCGCGCGGTTCGACCCCGAGCGCGTCGACAAGGTACTCAAGGCCTTCGGGCTTCTACGCCACACCCAGGGAGAATGGGCAGGCAGAGCCCTGCGGCCCGATCCGTGGCAGGTCGCCTACGTCCTGGCCCCCGTATTCGGATGGGTCCGCAAGAACCGCCGCGGCGAGTGGGTGCGGGTCGTCAGGTCCCTGTACGTGGACATCCCGCGAAAGAACGGCAAGAGCACGCTGTGCGGCGGCATCGCGATCTATCTGACGGCGGCCGACGGCGAGGCCGGCGCCCAGGTCGTCGCGGCGGCCACGACCAAGGACCAGGCCGGGTTCGTCTTCAACCCGATCAAGCAGCTGGCCGAGCACGCGCCCGCGCTCAAGGGCCATGTCAAGCCGCTGGCGCAACGGATCGTCCACCCGGTCAGCGGCAGCTACTTCGCGGTCATCAGCTCGGCCGCGGACGCTCAGCACGGCGGGAACCTGCATGGGGGAATCGTCGACGAGCTCCACGTGCACAAGACCGGCGACCTGGTCGAGGCGATCGAGACCGGCACCGGGTCCCGGCGCCAGCCGCTGATCGCGTTCATCACCACCGCCGACGACGGCCGCCCGAACACGATCTACGCCCGTAAGCGGCGCCGGATCGAGGAGCTCGCCCGGCGGGTGATCCGGCACCCGTCCACGTACGGCGTGGTGTTCGGCGCCGAAGAGGGCGACGACCCGTTCGCGGTCGAGACCATGCGCAAGGCCAACCCCGGGTTCGGGATCAGCCCGACCCAGGAGTACCTCGAGGACAAGGCCGCGGAGGCACGCCAAGACCCGGCCGCGCTGGCCTCCTACCTCCGGCTGCACCTGGGCCTGCGTACCAAGCAGCAGACCCGGTACATCACCCTGGCCGACTGGGACGGCGCCGCGGCCATCATCGAGGAGGCCGCGCTGGAAGGGCGC